AATCATTATATAAGCCAAATGAGCCATATGGAGTAATGATGTCTCTTCTCAAGAGATATTCAGTGTCCGGTAAAAAGCAGTTGGATGATGTGCCGGATGTATTTTCAAACTTTGCGCTTAGAGTGACAAATGGAAATAACGTAGCCAAAGTAGAAGCGGCAGTAAATCCGTTTAGGAGGTATTGATATGACAACGAAGGACTATTTGAACCAGATAAGTCGGATCAATCGCATGATAAATAACAAAATTGTGGAACTTTCACAGCTTAAAGAGCTTGCCTGTAGCATATCTGCAGTGTCGGGCGAAGATAGAGTAATGGTAACTCCAAATTTTGACAAAATAGGAACAAAGCAGGCAAAAATAGATGAAATGGAACGGAACATAGATGCACTGGTTGATGAGTATATCATCAAAAGAGATAAGATTGTTAGCCAGATAGACAGCATGGAAGATGAAAATGTTTACAACGTCTTATTTTCAAGATACATAGAGAAAAAAACATTTGAAGTTATAGCAACCGAAATGAATTACTCTTGGAGACAGACAATAAGGCTTCATGGAATTGCATTAAAAAAATTTGAGCAAAAATATGGAGCAACTTATTTGTAAAATGTCATAGAATGTCATATTGAAAAAATGATATAGTTATAATTGAAGAAAGCAACAAAAGTTGAATACTTCACCTCCCACAATTCAGAAAAGCATCGTAGAGAAATCTCCGGTGCTTTTTCTTTTGCAAAGAAAAGAGGATTTTATGGGATATACACCAAAAAAAATATATTGCCCGCGGTGTGGAAGAAAAGTTGCCACGCACGATGGGCGTTCAACAATGAACATTTCTGTGGAATGTAGGAAATGTCACAAAAAAGTGGTATTTTATCCGGAGAATGAGAAGACGGAATTAAAATCTCTTCCAATCCGGTCAACATCCAGTGGTATGACGTTTATTTAGGAGAAAAAATGAGAAATGACAAATCTCTCCAAGACCTTGTTAAAGGCTGTTATGGTAGAAAAATTTTATATACAGATGTTGAAACCATCACAGAAGATAATATTGTCAAGGTGGTGGGAGACTGCATCGGTAATTATTATTACAACAAAACCATCATAGAATACCTATGGCGGTATTACAAAGGAGATCAGCCGATTTTATACCGATTAAAGGTACAAAATGCTGATATTACAAACAAAATAGTAGAAAATCATGCGTATGAGATTGTTCAGTTCAAGGTAGGTCAGACATACGGTGAGCCAATTCAGTTCATCAGTCGAAAAGATGATGATGCGATCAATCATGCAGTAGATGAGCTGAATGATTACCTTGTGGATGCGAATAAACAGGAAAAGGACATTAAAGCTGGTGAATGGCAGTCAGCAACCGGAACATCTTTTAAGGCGGTAAGATTTTCAAATGGAGAAATACCATTTCAGATTGTTGCTCCTACTCCGATGAATACGTGTGTTATTTATAATCGGAGAACGGAAGAACCGGTTCTTGCAGTACAAGAACTTAAAGACAAGGATGGAAGATGGTACAAACTGTGCTATACAGACAATTATTCATGCAAAATTCAAAATGGAGTAGCTTCTGAATGGAAATTGCATGCATTTGGAAGCATTCCTATTGTTGAGTTCCCAAACAACCATGAAAGAATATCGGACATTGAACTTGTCATAGGGCTTCTGGATGCCATAAACAACATGCAGTCGAACAGAATGGATGGAATTGAGCAGTTTGTTCAGTACTGGGTAAAATTTGTAAACTGTGAGATTGACACAAAGACATTTGAACAAATGAAAATGAGCCATGCTTTGACGGTAAAGTCCAACAACAAGGACAACAAAGCCGATGTTGAGATTATGACACAGGAACTTAACCAGAGTCAGTGCCAGGTGGCAAAAGATGATCTTTGGGACAATGCCTTATCAATTCTTGCCATACCAAACAAGCAGGGGAACACTGGCGGAGATACACAGGGCGCGGTAGAGTTGAGAAATGGATGGGATTTTTCAAAGACAAGAGCAAAATTAAAAGACCCAATCGTGAAATCGGCAGAGAAAAGACTTGCAAAAGTTGTCTTAAATGCAATCCGCGTTAAAGATCATGATTTGAACTTGTCAGTTAGAGATTTTGACGTGCAAATCAATCATAGCCCGCAAGACAATATGTATACGAAGTCACAAACACTGTATCAGTTATTGGAGTGCGGAATACATCCTCTTATTGCAATTAAAACGGTCGGACTCTGGGGAGATTCGGAAAAAACATTTTTGCAGTCTAAGCCATACATGGATGCTTTATGGAAAACCATTGGTGATGCAGAAAAGCAGGAACAAAAAGCACAGAAAATTGTAAATCAATTAAATAAACAGCAAAATAAGACAGCTACCGAGTAATCGTCGGCTGTTTTTATTTTATAAAAAT